AACTGGCGCAAATATCACCTTTTCAAACATTTTTTCATAATCGGGTTCAAAGAAGTTTCTAAATTCTTCTGGATAGTAATATTTGAAAGCAATCGAATCTATCGCATATTTGTTTGGTTTTTTGAGATAAAATATTTTCAATTTATCTCCACTTTGGATTTTTTCATATTTCCCTATCAAATCCAATTTGTCCAATAAAAGATTATAGAAATATGCCGCCTTAACATGATTTGGCATACTTTTAACCGTCTGAAAATCATTACATTGAGATGCATATTTTTCGTAGTTTTTAATTCCCTTGTTAATTGCAATCTCTTCAAGAGGCAATCCTATGAATGCATCATGTGCTTTTGTTACTGCATCATTGGTTTTAACGTTATCCAATGTTAAAATAAGAGTTTCAGCGATATTTTTAACATAAGGTTTGACCTTTTTCGGCATTGTGCTTTTCACAACATCAACTCCTGTGTATTTGAACTTGTTACACTTAATCCCCTCGTTATCTAAAATGTGTAAAATGTAATGTTTTTTCTTCAAAAGCATTCCAATATCGCATATTTTTTCCCTCTTGAATAGAAATCTACAATCTTTAGAATTCAACTCTTTTTCTCCCCACTTGATAATCTCCTCATTTAAGTATTTTGCAGTATCATCAATGATATTATACATCTCTTTTGTGACTTTATTGTTTTCAGAGAATTTTATATTTTTGTGTTCAATGACATCATCGAAAGAAATAAACAAACTGTCTGTATCGATATATCGGATGACATCTCTAGATACTTTTTTGCCTATATTCTTTTCTACATACTCAGTAAGGATATCTGAACCTTTGTTAATAATCGCTTGACCTGTTAATGTGATTGATCTTGCAAGATCATCGTCTCCAAGTGCAAAATATTTGTTACCGAATGCACCATAAACAGAATTCAAGAAAATCTTTTTCGTCTTTTGATCTATATCCAAAAGTCTAGCTTTAGCCTCCAGTTTGCTTTTTGCGACTGGATCTTCTTCGGATTCTATCTCCTTCTTCGTTTTTTTAAGATTTTTTACAGCATCAACACGTTGCTCATAGTATTTGTCGATGATTTCTGGAAACAGCCCTTTTCTCTTTTGAGAAAATAAAACATTCGCTTTCGATATCGCTATCTTTTCCTTTTCAACTAATTTGTCGAAGGCATTATGTGATATTTTATGTTGAGTGTGATTGGCATCTCTTATGATAACGTGTTCCGGTGTCTTTTCTATAATTGTACCAAGTTTTGTCTCTGGTGAAATATTCAGAGTTATCATGGTATTTGGATAAAGAGAGTTCGCATCAAAAGAAACTAAATGCTTATGTATTCCGCTTTCAGGTTCTTTTACAAAAGCTCCCTCGTTTTTAGATATTTTATTCGGATCTCTTATAAAGGTTGGTATTTTAATGTCTCTTTTTCTGGCTTGAATTGCGGTTGCTCCTGTAATAACACCTAGACTCCTCAATGCGCTTTCCATTGTGGTTAATCCTGTGACGGCAAGAGAACGTAACAGTGGCATATATTTCAATGCATCGTCTAATTTCACAAGAATGTTGACGTCTTGAATGTTATAATCAACAAATGTTTCCCAATTCGTATCCGCTAGATCTGAAAGATTTCCTCCACCGTAGTCTATCTTATTTTCTCCAAGTTCAACCGATGCTATCGTGTTTAGTTTGTAATTTTCTCTTGGGTCTAGACAAAATTTCTTGTATGCATCCATGTAATCGATGCTAGATACGCCATCCAATACCCAAACTTTCTCTTCTTTTCCGAATTTATTAAACTCTGTTCTGCTATATATGTTTTTTGTCGGAGAAAGTCTCGTAGCTTCATTTTCATCACAAATCTTACCGATTCTATTGACGAGATACGGAATATCGAAAAACTTACTATTCCATCCAGACAGCACATCCATGTGATCCTTTTCCACATATTCCAAAAATTTGGTCAGTAATTGTTTTTCAGAGGAACAATGACTATATTTTACATTCGGAAGTTTAGGAACATATGCCTTTGTACCCCAAACATGAAACATCTGGCTCAATGTATCGTATATGGTGATAACATTAACTGGGGCATTTGCTTGATCTGGATGGGGGAAGCCTTCATCTTTGGAATAAACCTCAATATCCAAATAAAAAATCTTCAAAGGATGCTGAATGAATTCAGGCTTCTCGTATTCTTGATAAAACATATCAACCAGAAATTGTTGATATACACTGAGGTTCTCAAATATTCTAACGTTATCTGTTTCTTTAATGTATTTCGATCTATCGTATTGAGTATTGAATGATTTTTTCTTCAGTTTCGTATTGAATAAACTGATAGAATCATGTGTTCCGTTTGTTTCTGTATAGACATAAGGTCTATAGGAACATTCCGCTTTAATTCTCTTTCCACTTGTGTCCCAAGTAAAGAGATTCATGCAGCGTTCTTTTGGATTATACGATAGATTTCTATACATCGATTGTTAAATAATATCAATTATGGAAGAGATTGCAAGGCAATTTTTCAATACACTGGACCCATGTCCACAAGAAATCCCAGATTGTGAAAATCTTAGAAAAGAATACACAAGAACATTGGATTCTTTAAAAGTCAAAAGCGGATGCAGTCCTTGTGCTGAGAGAAATCTTAAAAACACATTCATATCTAGAATTAAAAATTTGATCGGAAAATGATTTGGTTTTATACATCTGGTCTTTTGGCCGTTAATAGTATTCTTATACTATGGTTTTATTCTCCTATTGCTAATTCTATAGGCAAATTGTTCTTGAAAAGAAATGATATTTATGCCTTGGACGATCTTCTCGATATAATTGCAATCAAAAGTGAAGTTCTATCTACGCTTTTATCATGCTGGGTATGCATGAGCTTTTGGTTGTCTTTAATCGTCGGGCTTGTCTTTATGTTTATTTTCGGATTGTATTGGTGGTATCCAATTTTAACATATCTGACTTATCCATCGATTCTTTTCGCTATCAAGCAATTATACCGTTGATAGCGTTCAAGACTTTTCTATCTGGGTGTCCATGAGGATATTTGAACAATTCAGCATAGCATTCAATATTATCTCCGTTTTCCAACCAACGCTTGTTTGCATCATTTCTCGCTTTTGCACTGATATTCATGTAACGTCCTTTTTTGCTTAGGACGTCATCAATCACGGAAACCATTTCTTCTCCTGTATCGAATTTAAATGGTGCATTCTCATATGTGCAAAGATTTTGACAAGCGATTGGAATTCCGAATGCATTTGCCTCAACAAGTTTCAAATCAGATTTAGATTTGTTGAAATTGTTATTTTGCAAAGGAGCAACCATCATGTTAATTCTTAGATTTTTGATCTTCTCTCCATAGTGGTAGAGATTTTGCCAAGGGTGGAATTCTATTTTTCCAGACTTCACTAAATTTGTCAAAGGAAGAGGATATGCTCCAAGAAATACCCATTGGTACTTATCCACGGTTTTTGCAATAATATCTACAACGTGCGCAAAGTCATCTTTTTGACCAACTCTGTTATCAACGTCAAAATGTGCTCCAGATCCAGCATAAAGGATTCTTGGTTTCTTTTTGTAAGTGTCGTAATTTGACGATATCTGCTTCTCGTCATAGAAATGCCCAAGCCAAAACTTTGGAGGGAAATTGGGAATAATTGTCACGCTTTTATGCCCAGTTTTTTCCGTGTAGTAATCCTTCATGAATTGATTTGTAACCGTAACCTCATCGCAAAGAAGCATTATATCTTGGCAATTTTTTCTAATCTGAGGGTCTGTAAATGCTGGTTTATATTTGTTATAATCCGGAATATCTTCTGAGAAAACAAGATCGTCAATTTCATAGATAATTCGGAAACCGACTTCTTTGGAGAGTTCTTTTAAGAACTGAACAAACTTTAATTGGTGGCTTGTGGCTTGTCTTTGAATCCTAACGACCTTTGTATTGATATATGATCGTGGGTCCAAGTTCATAACAGTAGTACCATGAACTGTAAACATATTGAATGCATTAAGCAAATGTTCTGGCCAAATCATTCTCCAAAAACCGCATCCGCTATAGTCAGCATAATACTGAATAACTCTTGGTAGATGATTTTCAGGTGGAGTCATGTCCTCTTTTTTTGTTGCTGCCTTGTTTCCAATGTGCGTAAACTGCATCGAGTTCCTCAAAAGAGGGGATGTAAATTGGCTGTTGGGAATTTGAATCATAGTGTTATTAATTTTCTGTTACGTTAAAATCAAGCGGTTTCTAGAGGAATTCTTTTAGTTATTCCATTTGTTTTCTCCAAATAAACGACCTCGCCATTTGCTAATTTTGAACATTCTTTTCTGTGGGAAATCACATAAATGCCATAAGAATAC